CTCTGCCGCTTCGCGCAGCAGCGCCTCGGACTTCATTTCACCGAGATAATCGTAGGCCACCGAGTTCAGAGAATAGAAGCGGCGGTTCTCATCAAGAATAGGAGCCGCCAGCATGGTATCAAAAAAAGTTCCTTGTAGCTCTATTCCCGCTTGCCCCATCCCTCCGACATCATAGGCTGCATTGTGGAAGATTTTATCCGAAGGGTTGTCCGCAATTTCTTTTTGGAACCATTTAAGAACCGTTTTACGGTCTAGGTTACCACCGCCCTCGTGGCCTATGGGAAGGTAGGCATTGAAGCCTTCGTAGGCCACAGCTATGCCTGAAATTTCACCGTCCCCTGTCGGCCACCCTGGTCCGTGGGACTTTAGGTTTGGATCACGGGTCTCTAAATCTATAGCGATTTCCGTAATGCCGTCCGGCGTAACAGGTAGGTCCGAAACCGGAACCCACTCTGTGCGTATCCCGAAGACGGGTTTTTTGAGAGCTTTCATTTTTTAAAAAGCTTCTGTATGGGTTTTTCTGCGGGGGTTTCTTCGCGGTTTTTTAAGGCCCCCCACAAAGCGACATAAGAGGCCGCATCAACTGCGTCATCCGGATTTTCTCCGCCCACTTCCGCTCTCGCCACTTTAACGAGTGCCATGCAAAGTGCTACTTGGTCCGGTGAAACTTTGTATTTAATATACGAAGACCACAGGTCCGCTACGCGTACATGAAGCGTGGTGTAATCGCCGTGTTGTTCGGCGCGCTTACCAGCAACCAAAGAAGCGGCTTCTTTTAATATTTTTTCGGGCAGCACTTTAAATACTCCATCCTCGTTGTAAATCTTCCGGGAGCTTTAGTATTAAACGCTCTCGGGCGCGGGTGATTCCCACATATAACACGCGGTTAGCATTGTCCGGGTTTCTTTCCATTTCTTCCAGCGCCTTCCCTGTAAGGTCCAAGTATAAAAGAACATTATCTGCCTCGCCACCCTTTGCGCCGTGGATCGTTGACAGGCGCACTTTAGGACGTTTTGAAATGTCTACGCCACGGGATAGGAGGACCTCCGCATAAGCTCTATCCTCCGGTTTTATTTTATCAAGGGCCGTCTGCCAGTCTGTCTGTAATCCAATATCCAAACCAAAATGCTCGCTCAAAACGCCAAAGGTGAAAGTGTCGTCCTCGTGCGAAGTTTTCAAGAGAGCCTTACCGCCGCGCGTTATCCCCCGCTCTCCGGTTGCTATGTGGTTAAAAAGGTTTTGAGCTTCTTGCAGACTTATTTCTCCGTTGTTTTTTGAGGTTAAATGGTTCCAGGAGAAGATTGCATTCCGTACTTTCTTGCCCAGAGAAGGCTCCCCAAACCGCTCAAAAAATACGCCCTGACGTTTTAAATCCCATGCTATGTCGGACAGCATGTAGTTGGCTTGTGCCATCACTAACCATTCAGAATCAGGCGGGAACTCAAGGCCGTAGGTATCATAAGTCCGTTCTACAACGCCGTCCGCTTGCCGGGGGGACCACGTCTTGGGCTGTCTTTGCTTAATTCTTCCCGAAACCTTTTGCGCAACCTCCCAAATGCTGCGAGGGATGCGGTAGGATTGGCTTAGAACTTCCGAGCCTCCGGGCAAGCTTATGAACCTGTGTATGTCTGCGCCAGCCCATGCATATATCCCTTGGTCATCATCCCCCGCAATGAACATGCGGTCAGACTTTTTGTCGAGGATATCTACAACCCTCCACTGGAGCGGCGTTAAATCTTGCGCCTCGTCCACAAAACATAATTTAAAGTGGGGAAATATTTCCGGGCGCTCAGAAAGATTAACAAGCATGTCTGTGAAATCGGTAAGGTTGTTCTGTTTTTTGAAGGCGTCGTATTCTTCATAGACATGCATGAAAAAGTGCCGTGGTTCGTGAATCTGGCTGTAATTATATGCGGTTTCTGGTCCGAGTTCCGTGGTCCGTGCCAAGTCAATCACGCGCATTATAGGGTGGTCACTTTTGAAAACGGAGAAGCCGCCATCTTCTGTTAACTGCGCGCCCTGAGATAAGTCAGCGCCTACTCTCTCGCTAAAATCTTTCAAGTGCTTCTCTGACAAGACATCACTTGATGTCATTCCGAGCAACCGAAAGGCGAGGCTGTGCAGCGTCCTGAAATAAGTAAACTCTTTATCCGCATCAAGGTTGAAGCGGTCCACTGCTCTATCGCGCGCCTCCATCGACGCCTTTCGGGTGTACGCAAAATAACCGATGTCGTTGGCCGACATTCCTCCGGACAATGCATCATCGACTAGGTTAAGAAGAGTGGTTGTCTTCCCTGTTCCGGGAGGACCAAAATATCGCAGCATTATTAATTATTCGCCTTCCTTTTCTTCAGCGGCCACACGTAGGGTAGATTGGGTGCTTCGGTCCAGCCAAGTTTGCCGTAAAATTCCGGGTCTTTTCGGAGAAGGTTAGAGCGGTGGCTGGCGTGAAACTCCTCCCTGCCAAACCACTCCGGTAGCCTAATACAGCGGTGGGACTTCTCCTTCTGCATTGTGTTGTTGTAGCCGCGCCGTTGCCACTCTTCGATGCACAGGTCCTTGTAAAATGCGAGAGCGGCTTCGTAGCCACGCCACATTTTTGTCGCGGGGTGGTTGGTCCAACCCTTCGACTTTCCTCGTAGTGCGTTTAAAATTTGAAGAGCTTCAACCCGTTGCTTGCCTAAACGTCGGTAATCGAGACAGCGAACGGACCTACCCATTTCTGGAAGTGGTAAAAATGTCTGCATTAGTATTATCCCTTTTCCTTAGAACGGAATGTCGTCGTCCGTTTGGGTGAAGTTGCTACTAAAACTATCCTCGATAGGCTCTGATGCGGGTATCGCCCAACATCGAACATGCCTATTTTTTATTCGTAGAACCTCTGGCGTCCCCTCTATGTCGCGGAGACGTTGAGCAATTTTGTTGCTCCGGTACTCCAAGAATTTGTTGCGCTTGAGGAACGCCTCCAAGTCCTTGAGGCGGAAAAATACCCTTCCCGTCTCTTCATTCAGCCACGGCTTTCGCAGAAGTATTTCTTCACGGTCCTCCGCTACTTGCATATGCGTCGTAAATTCTTCCACCAAGTCGTAGAACACGCCTCTGATGGAGGTGTCGTCTGAGGTTGAAATCACCGCACCTTCTGTAGCGACCATTTGTCCAAGAAGCGTGTTCATCTGGGCTTCCCAAGCGACGCGCGCCATAGTGCGGGGCATGAAGTTTATCTGCTCCATGCAGAGTATTTGGAAACGAGGTTGCTTCTGAAGAGCCTCCGTATCCAGTTCAACAGGTGCGCCGTTGACATCTAAGAACCAAAGCGGCGGCTCACTGTCGTATTTTCTCAAAGAGGATATTGTAGGCGTGTTCTGTCCGCCGCCAACGCCATGCTTGCGGGAGCGGCAAAGGTCCTTGTTGCAGTGACCGCTAATCGGTTGGTCTGAACAGCGGTATTGATATTCTTTTTTCTTCAACTGCTCCGCTACGATATTGACCTCTTTCAGGTCTAGCGGGGGGATCATTACATTCTGGTTGTACTCCAGGATTTTTGTCTCCCAATCGTCGGGGAACGCTTTCCGGAGGTAAACGCCGACGTTAAACAGCCCGTTGTTCCGCGTACCTTCAGGAAAGCCTTGTCTAAAAAGGGCTTGAAGGCATGGGGGGCCGTCTTTTAGGCGTTGGTCAATATCCGGCTTGGCGACTTCAAACGAAAGGTTGTCTAGCTGCTTGGGCGTTATGGCTGCGGCCTCTGAAGCATCTAGAAATTCCTCTAGGCTCGCGGCGCTGCCATCCATCTTAATGCCGTAACGTAACCCGCCCCCCTCGCAATTAAAATACGGAAGGTTTAGAAAATTACCTAAGTCCCCACGTTCCAAAACAAGTTGGATTTGCTTGGGGAAAATTTCTGTCCCCTCCGCGCACCCCAGTTCGGAAGCAATTTCCCGCAACTTTATTTGAAGTGTTTTAGCCGACACCTTTTCTTTGAGAAAGAGATATAGGTGACCGCCCCCGGATTTGCTGCGGCAGACAATAATTGGAAGTTTAAGGTCAGAAACTCTTTTTACTATTGAGGCGTGGTCCAAGGGGTACGTATCAATATCAATAGCCCCCCACCAGCACATATTTTCTTCATTGATGGGTACAATGCCAACGGATGTTTCTCCGTTTAAATGCTGCACGAAAGTCTGCGATGTGCGTTTTTCACGCACAAACGTGTACTTCCCTTTGCGTTTTCCACTGGCTTCCTGACCCGTGATATCGACAGTGCCGTAGGCTTTGTCGAGACCGCGAAATAGAATAGCGAACCGCTTAACGAGGTTTGTGTCCATATCAAAAATATGGGGGGACGCGAACGCCCCCCCAGCCCCTTTTTAAAATGGAATATTTTCATCACGCGAATTGTCCTCGCGCACATGCTGAACTTTCACGGTCCCAGCAAAAATAGATTCTGAAAAGGCCTTCGCCTCTTGATACAATTCAGGATCTTCGATCTGGCTGTCCTTGCTTATGACCCAGCCGTGCCAAGACCCATTCTTATTCTCCTCCGCACCCGTGGTCAGGTGCCAAATGTGTGAGAACCTGGGTGGGATGAACATGCCTCCTTTTGAATCACGCATTTTCAAAGCTCTCATGGCTGAATTCCACTGCTTCGACTTCTTGAACTGCGTCGCCTTCATCGGCATCAGCGCCTGTTGAGTTATCCCATCGTCGTCGATCACCAGAACATAGTGCTGCGCTGTGCGTTCGAGGTATGTACCGTTGCCGTCAACAACGTAATCTTTGTTGTCGTCGCCCCTTTCTGTCGCAGGCAACTCGTCGGTGGACGTGTAAATTCTCCGGGGGGCTCCTGTCCCCGTTCCGCGCGGCTCCCATTCAATGTACTGGAGGGAGTAGGCGCAGTTCACAACGCGGACGCCCTCCTTACCTTTGATGAGATCTTTGGTTACGGTATTCATAATATCCCCGCTCTTTGCGCCGTCGATGTCGTCCAACTCCGGGGACATCTTCTGCAAAATCTTCAAGAACGGAATGGCAAGATCTTCTGTGCCGAGATCGGTGACACCAACCCCAGCGTCTTGCGCAAACATATTTTCATCCATAACGGCAATCTTGCCGTTGGATTTTTTCTTAGCGACACTCTTTGTAGTCATAGCTATTTACTCCGTTTGATAATTGCTCTTTGAGATATAAAAGCCCCGAATAAATCCAGCGGCACGGGGTGGCCCGCTTCTACTTGCTCCCGAAGCCATGCTTTCAAAGTCATAGGCTCGACTTTTTCAAGCTGCTTTGGAACAAATCCTTTTGTAGAACAGAGGCTGACAAAATCCTTCGCGATTTCATCTTCGCCCCGCCCAAAAGTTACGGATACGTTGTTCTTTACGAGATCACCAAAGTGATGGTCGCGAAGCCACGCAAAGGCTTCCTCGCGTCTGTCCTTTGGTATGGAGGCTGCATAGATAGGCTTAACGCTTATTTCTGAGCCGTCTTTAAGTGTGAATTTTTGGAGGTTAATTTCCTCCAAGGCTTCAGGCAATTGCTCGTCCGTTATTTTGTGAAGAGCGGCCTTATGGGCTTTCAAAAAATCCTCTGTTTCAGCAATTTCCCGTTCGAGATTTGCCGCACCTTGTGCAAGCTTGGAAATTGCGTCCAGAGATTGATCCTTGAGATTGTCTATTTGATCCGGAGAGCTTCCGCTGTCGGATTCCATGTCAGACAAAAGATTGTTGCTGGGCATAATTTTTCCTTCCTTCATCGGCGCTTGATTTAAGCGTCAAGATGGAGTATATATAACTTTATCAGGGATTACAAGAGAAAATACAGATGGCCCATTATTCTTTTAAAACGGAACCGTATGATCACCAGCGGACGGCGTTTGATATATCCCGCAAGCTACAGAACTTTGCGCTTTTCATGGATATGGGAACCGGAAAGACAAAAGTCGTTTTAGATACTATAGGTGCGGCTTTCGAGGATAAAAAAGTGGGCCTTGCGCTGATTATAGCACCGAAAGGTGTCGTCCGAAATTGGCTGTCCGAGATTGCGACGCATCTACCCGACAGGATAGAGCGTGAGATCGTTCTTTGGAAGCCTTCTCTGACAAAAGCCAAAAGGGCTGAATTGAACTCTCTATATGAAAGCGATAAAAAGCTTCGGTTTTTGTTGATGAACGTCGAGGCCTTCTCCACCAAGAAGGGCGTGGATGTGGCGAAGCTTTTTGTGGAACGGTTTAATACTTTTATTGTGGTGGATGAATCTACGACCATTAAGAACCGGCAAGCGAAGCGCACAAAGGCCCTTTGTGCCGTGGGCCGTGGTGCGAAATTCAGGCGCATTCTAACGGGGAGCCCTGTTACCAAGTCCCCTCTCGACCTCTTCAGCCAACTGGGCTTTCTTGACCCTGGGATACTCGGTTTTAATTCCTATTACACCTTTCAGAACCGCTACGCCGTGGTCCAGAGACGAACCATGGGAACCCACTCTTTTAATCAAGTGTTGGGTTTTCAGCGCCTTGATGAATTAACCACTAAGCTGGACGAAAATTCGTACCGGGTGCGGAAAGAGGACTGCCTTGATTTGCCAGACAAGGTTTACGTCCGGCGTGAGGTCGAGCTTACAAAGGAGCAGTCTGAGGCTTACGCTCAAATGAAGCTTCTGGCCCTGGCCCGCTTAGAAAGCGGCGAGCTTTCCAGCACACAGAATGTTTTGACTCAAATCATGCGTCTTCAGCAGATTTGTCTCGGTCATTTGACTTCTGACGATGGGGAAGTCCACGAGTTGAAGTCCAATCGGCTCGACGAGCTTTTAGATATTTGTGAAGAGCTTCAGGGCAAGGCTATCATCTGGGCTACATGGTCGCGTGACATTCGCACAATTTCAGACGCTTTGTGTAGCCGCCACAACGCCAAGGCCGCAGCCCGACTTCACGGGGAGACGCCTGATTCGGAACGGCAACAGATCGTGGAAGATTTCCAAGACCCAAATTCGGATCTTAGGTTTCTTGTTGGTCACCCTAGAACGGGCGGATACGGCTTAACTCTGACCGCCGCATCCACAGTCATATATTACAGTAACAGCTACGACTTGGAATTGCGATTACAGTCGGAGGACCGCGCCCATCGCATAGGGCAAGTTAACAAGGTCACATATATTGATTTGATTGCACCACACACGGTGGACCAGAAGATCGTGAAAGCCCTGCGGGAAAAACTTTCCGTGGCGGATGCCATATTAGGAGAGGATTCAAGATCATGGTTGGAGTAGTGAAGCACGAATCTATGTTACAGGCATATCGTTTGCTGGTGCCATATTATTTTTCACCCGATGATGACGATAAATTTATGTTAACTTCTTTTAATCGTGACTACGAGAAAATACCCCTAGCGACAATTCGTTTCAAACACAATCCGTCTACTTTCAAGGGGGTATGGTTTGAGGATGATCGTAATTACGGTGCCCCAGCTTTTTTCATGTATAATGATGACCCCGAATCTCGTAAGGACTACTGGGAAAGGTTAGGCAAACTTTATTCACACAAACACGTTGTGGTTGGAGACGTGCTTGAAGGGGAGGTAAAATACTGGAATTTAAATCTAATTTAAAGAGGCTCCCATTTTCTTCCGTCATATATGGAAGCCTTCTTCCGGTTTGTTAGAACGTCTACAAAACTGCAATGAACCCATCCCGACTGGGGGTCCTTTATTTTGTGGAATTCTAAAATAAGTTGGTCATAGGAACAGTTTTCCATAACCCATTTGGCGACATCCATATTGGAAATCCCCGGCACTTCAAAATCTACTGCTTGGCCCGTTATATGCTGGGACGAGTCCGACGAACCAATGGCTTTATTTAACGCGGGGCAGCGGTATCCGCTGGATGGTCCGAAAGGAATGCCATAATGCTCCCGGACAGGCTCCAAGACATTTATGCACAGCTTTTCCAGGTTTTCTAACTCCGCAGGTCCGGGGGTGTTAGAAAGTTTGAGGCGCGTTGCGGTTTGTGATTTAGTCAGTTCGCGTAAGGAGAAATGCGCGGATAAACTCATAGAACCATTTGCCGCGCTTTTTTGGGCTTAATAGAAACAATCCCACCCTTTGCCGCAGTCATGGGCCCACCAAATACAGTGTCCATTGGGCCAAATACTTGCTGGCCTCGCGCTGCCGTTTGGGGGTCCGCCCCTACAGGATTTACCCGACTTAATATGGATGACGAAACAGGTGCCTGGGACGACGGCATATTAGGGCCCACTCTGCGCGAAACAGGGGGCTTGGCTTGTTTTCTGTTAATCCATTCCCGCCGCTGTTTTTCGGCGGGATCTCCGAGAGCGCGATTAATCTCAATTTCAAGAGTGCCGCTACGGGAGTTCTCTACGTGGTAACGAAGTCTATTGTCTTC